TTCAGACGATCGAGATCCTTCTGGCCAACTTCTTCGTACTCACGCTCGGCCAGGGCTTGGAGTTCTTGGGTCGCCGTGCCAATCGGGATACGCGCATACGTGTACAAAGATCGTCCCCTCTTCACAGTGATCCCCACTTGATTTCCCGGTTGATGTTGGTTACGAACTGAAAACCCCGGTCACCCGGAAACCAGATCTGCTCTTCCGCGTCATTGGTGTGCCTGCCCGGCGTGCGTTGGAAATCCACCCACTGCGAACTGGCAGTCACTGCGATCGTGCAGGTGCCGTTGTTGGGGTCGTCGGAGATTTCCATGCTGTCAATCCGACCGTCGAACACCAACAAAGGATTGCTGATGATGGCAAGTCGGTAGTCAAGAAAGCCCTTGTAGATGGCGATGCGCCGGTCGATATAGGGTTTGGAAAGCGCAATTGAAATCCAGGTCTGGTCCACCGCCGACACTTGCACTGTGACGTTGGGGATACTCATGTCACTGGACTCGGTCAGACCCGTGAAACCCAAAAAATGGCCGTTGGCTGTATAGGTGTTGGTGCTCCACAGGACGTTTATCCAGGCATCCGTCATGCGGATCGTGCCGTCGTCAAACCAGGCCTCGATCAAATAGACGGGTTGGTTGCTGGACTTCAATATCTCCGCAAGAAAATCAGAACTGGCTCCGCGATCCATGATGGGCTTCTTTAAAAGGCTTCGGCGAACTGCAAAGAAAAGTTGTAGAAAGCGCCGGGTGCTACGGCGGACTCCTGCGTATCTGAAGACAGTGCCAAGGTGAATGGCACATTGCGAATGACCAGTGACGCACCGTCAGCCGGTACGGCCATCAGCGCAGGTTCAATCACCAGAGTGGCATTGCCATAGCCATCGCTGCTGGCATCGGCAGTGACCATGTAGACCTTGGTTTGACCGGCGATGCCAATGAAGTCACCGGCCTTCAAAACACCGGCCATGCTGGCGGTCCAACCGCGTGTTGCCAAAGTACGGCCCTGCTGACTGGTCCCATTGACAAGCGGTGAGCCGCTGGCCACGCCTTGAGGCAGTTTGTGCGCAGGCAGCACAGCGGTGAAGGTGTCCCACTGGCCGCGCTGCGCCACAACAAAGGCCTGAATCGGTGCGAATTGGGCACGGGTCAAGCCTACCCAGTCCGCAGTAATAACCCAACGTTGCGCGCCATTAGTGCGCACACTGCGCCGCAGGTTGTGCGAGATCGACACACGCGTGGGCTGGTACGACTGAATCTTGATGGCGCTGGGCGCAGGGGTTAAAGGGAATGTGCCGCTCATGACTTATCCCGTGATCCCATGGCGTCCGCGCATGTTGAGCGCCTGATTCACGATACCCACCACCACTGCCTTGTTTTGCACCATGGCGGACTGGAAACTACGCGCGTCCATTGCCCGCACGGAAAAGTTGATGTTGATTGGCGCTTGGGCTGAACTGCTGTCACCGCCGTCCGGTGAAGCTGTTGTGACAGGCGACTTCCCGTTGGGAACGATCGTTCCTGCGCCATTGGGCACAAACCACTCTGGGCCTTGCTCACCCACGATGTAGGGCTGGCCACCTGCGACCGGACCGCCATCAGCCTTGAACAGACCCGACAAAAAGTTACCGGCACTGCTGAACATGCCTGAGAGCGACATTCCGCTAGTCGCTTGTGCCAGCGGTTTCATGATGCTGTTTTGAATCTGGATGCGAATCAGATCCGCAATGATGGAGTTGGCCAGGCTCTTGAAGTCGAGCTTGCCGGTCTGCACAAAGCTCACCAGCGCGTCCTCCATATCCTTGAATGCAGTCGTGAATAGCCGCTCGGACTGGGCTGCTGCGTTGGTGACCGTGTCGATGTAGTTGTTGAGGGCTTTGTTGACGCCCGTCTCCCAAGAGCGCTCAGCGTCCCAGCGGGCTTCAATCGCTTTGATCATGACCGCCGTGGATTTGACGGCCTCATCGCGCAGGCGCTGCTGGGTGTCTGCTGTTAATTTGGTGCCGCTTTGCTCGGCATCCCAGATCTGCTGCTCGACCGCGAGGAAGTTCTTACGTTTGACGTTAGCGATCTCCTGCGCCTGGGCGTTCATGCCAATCAGGTCGGTCTGGAAGATGTATTGTTCGTTGGCCTGCTCGAGGCTGTGCGTGAATGCATTGATGCGCTTTGTCTCATCGAACTTCTGCTGCGCGTCGAAGCGGTCATTGACAGCTTGGACCAAGGTTGCAGTTGACTTGGTGGCCTCGGCTCGCAATCTTTGCTGTGCCTCTGTGGATATCTTGGAGCCGTTCTTTTCTGCGTCCCAGATTTGTTGTTCAACGGCCAAGAGGTTTTTGCGCCCCTCAGTGGCGAGAGCCTGATCGCGTGCGTTCAAACCAATCAGGGTGTTTTGGAATTCATACTGCTGGTTGGCCACATCCAGGCTATGGGCAAAAGCATCAATGCGCTTGCCTTCGTCAATGGACTGGATGCTTGAGACAGTGGCAGTCACCTTGGCCATGTCACCCAGACGGCCTTCCTTGACCGCCAGCAGACGGCCTTTTTCGATCATCGCCTCGTACTTGCCCAGTTTGTCTTTGATGGCTTCAACACTGAGCGAGTCCATGTACGAATCGAACGGGCTGGTTTTGTCAGGCCGCTGGTCTGGAATGGCAAACGAGCGCTTGGCTGACTCGACGGGCTTTTTCAGACCCGCATCACGCTGTGCAAACTGCTCATCGAGTTTGGTCAAGAACAGCGGCGCGGTCCAGATCTTGACCATGTCGTCGTTGAAGGACTCGGCGTGGCTCTTGAGGTCCGAGGTCAGCGTCGCAAAGCGACGTTTGACCGGATCGAGTGACTTCTCACTGATCATCTCCGCGCCAATGCCGTCCATGAAAGCCAGCACCGAGACCACATCCGCTCCGGTGGCAGCAATGGCGTTACCTGCAATGCGAACAATCCGAACGCAAGCGTCAAAGATGTCGATAAAGGCAGCCACCGCGCGCAAGCCTTCACGCGCCCAGGTCTCAATCACGTTGTCCTGCTTGAGTTGCTTGGCCGTATCGTTGAGGCGCTCGGTCATGCTGCCTGAAGCCAGCAAGGCATCTGTGAAGTCACGCATCACTGGCAGCAACGCCGAGGCAATGGTGTTGTAAAGCGACTTTTTTCTGCCTTCCAGACGCACGAGGTTCTTCTCATACATGTCTGCTTCTGCTGCCATCTCAGATGTGACCTTGGCGTTGAGTTCACCAATCTCGGCCAGGTCTTGCATGAACGGCAGCAGCTCCGCGCCGCGTTTGCCCAGCAGCATTTGGGCTGTGGCCACCGCCTGAGTACTGCTGTCCATGGAGTCGAGCTTTTTGGCCAGATCCAGCATGACTTCACCCGAGTCGCGCAACTTACCCGACGAGTCGGTCACCTCAACGCCCAGCGATTTGAACAAGTCGGACTGTTTTTGGCTGCCGCCTGCCGCTTCGAACATGGCTTTGGAAAGCTTTTGCAAGCCACCGCCGACCTCTTCCAAACTGGTACCCGAAAGTTTGGCTGCCGACTTCAAGCCCGAGAGTGCTTCCACCGTGGCACCGGTCTTCTTGGCCATCTGGTCAAGTTCGCCCGCAGACTCAATCGCTCCCTTGATGCCATCGGCAAAGGCATCAAAGGTATATGCCGCCGCCATGGCCATCACTGCGCCTTTGACTGCCTTCATGGCGGTCTCCGAAACATTACCAATGGTGTCCATGGCTTTTTTGGCCATGAATTCGGCCTTGTTCAGGTCGGATTCAAAGCGGGCGACATTGGCCTCGAGGCTGACCACGAGACTAGCGAGGGTTGCCATGATGGGCTTATTCCTTTTACTTTTTGCCCAAGAGGGCTGAGATCAATCGGCTGTGCGCCTCAACATCAAAGTGTTCGTCTGGCACTGCATCGGCATCTTTGGTTGCGGTGGGCTCTGCGGTACGCAGTCCCGGCATGAAGTCATCGGCCTGGTACGGGTCCTGACCTTCGCGGCGGTGGACGTTGGCCAGCGTGGCGCATACCTGACCGAAGCCAAAGTCAGCGCGCATATCCGGCAGGCCTTCCAGAGAGGCAAACGCCATCCACTCCGCTACCTGCTGCGAACTTAGACTCCCGAGGAGATGGTCAGGGTGTTGGAATCCAAGGGCAAGGCAGAGTCGGAAGTAGAAACGGCGCTCGGGACGCCGCTGGAGTTTTTTGTGAGTTCCTCCACATCTGCGCCAGACAGGCCATTGAGCTTTTGCGCAATGGCAAAAACCCGGTCCAATGCAGCGCCAGATTTGGCACCGAGCAGATCAACTTCATCGTCGGTGAACAGACGCTGGCCACCTTCATCAATCACAGTCAGCCCCACCAGACGCGCACGCATATTGGTGAGATCAACCTTACGGTCCTTGCCCTCGCCACGGACCATGCTGGCCTCGAAGGCATCACGCTCGCGACCGGTAAAACTGCGCACGCGCACGGCACCACCCCATTCGGGAACCTCGACGTCCTCTGTTTGAAGGTCGTTGGCGCAAAGGATGGCGGATTTAGAAAGTAATGTCATAGG